CTTTCCGGAACTATAGCTGACTTCTTACCGAAGTCCATCAGCCACGTGTAGCGGTCTATCATCTCCTCTATGTCGTTGAGCAGGTCTACGTAGGTTTTTAGCTTGCTTTGAATGGTACTTGGCGGTTGAACATTGGTAATCTTGCAATCCCCTAGGATCTTTACAACTTCCTCAGTCTTCATTAACCACTTCCTTTCAAAATTTTATTTACAAAATCATCCTTTGTCTCCACGTCATCATAGTCCTCGTGCATTGGACAGGGGATAGGTTCCAGTTTGTCCTGCATCTCCTGGGATGGAGTTCTTTCTTCCTTTTGTCTGATGGAATCTCTCAACCCCATAGCAAGTAATTCTTTTTCTTCTTGTGCCTTGTCATAAAAATCTTTTTCTTTATAAATAAATTCGGCATAACAATATTCACATACTACATACCCTTTGTCAGTTTTATCTGTACTATCTACTTTATTATCAAATGTGTAATATACTCTTGGATGTTGGTCAAACTCATCCTCAGACCCATCACAATAAAATGTTTTAGTATGAATTATTTTAGGTTTCATAGATTTTTAGAACCAGTGTATTTTGAATCTTCAGGAGGTACATATCCATTCCTTATCTTGTCACGGTATAGCGCACCGATGACGGCATTCTTTGTCGTGTTAAAAATCTTTCCAATTTTACTTGTACTAAAGTTGTGCTCCACTAAACATTTTACGTCATTTAATTTTGAGTCGGTCCATTTCTTTTGTGGTCCGGGTTTAGCCACGCTTGTACCACCTTGTGTTTTTTTTGCCCCATCGCTTGTGCCATGCCCAGCAGCTGAGGGAACCACCATAGTGTTCGCACAGGTAATAAAAATAATTTTTAATTTTCTCGATCAGGATCACACTCCGGTTGTAGTTTGATGCACGCAATTGTGTTCTCTTCGGAAGGTGGAATGACAAGTGGGTTTAAATACACCACCTCTTCCTTATCTTTCCATGGCCAATTTAAGGTTGTGCACCCGGCCAACAGTCCAAAGATAAAAAACACTAAAATGAGTAAAATACCCGGGTACCACAGGTACCGGGAACCCCTTAAACCCCGATATGAGCGAGATATGAGCGTTTTTATTTGGCTCAATACGGTCTTTTCTTCCCCTGGGTCCCAAACGTCCATTACTTGTCTTTTTTCTCTTTAAACAGTTCCAAAGTCCAATCACACTGTGCGATAGCGCCTTTCAGACCAACCAAGGTGGTCTCCATATTTACCAAAGCGTCTCTTCCCTGTCTTATTCTTACCAAAAGATCATCATGCTGCTTTTGCAGTTCTGATTTTCTTTTTTCAACGTCTTCTTTTTCTGGTCTCATTACTTCCTCCTTATCTTCAGTCCCAAACGAATGCGTCTCCTGTTGCGTCTCTTATTAGATCCAACCTTGCGCCTCCCCTTGTGTCTCTTTCTCTTTAGGTCCGCCTTGCACATGGCCCTACGTATTTCTCTTTATGCTTTTCAGAAATCTCCGTAGAGCATTTCGGCGAGCATAAAAAATTAATTTTATATTTAAGAAAAGGATACCACGCCTTAGATAGCGTATATCTCCATTCATTTCCGTCAAACCATACATCGCAGTTGAAGCATTTGAATTCCGGCGCCGTGCCACCTTCAGGACCCGGTCGTATATATTTTTCATCATAGTCAACATCTTTCTTATACCCCACACAGGCCTTCGCATTCATCCGCAAATTCCGAATCAAATGTTTCCCCAAACAAGTCGCGTTGTTTCTTTGGTTCCTGGAAATCTATACTTCGGAGTGGTACAGCCTTCTTATGCAAAAACAGTTCCGCTTCCGTGTTCTTCAATCCATGTCTTATCTTGTCATCAACCTCGCACGCGTCCTCAAAGTCCGCTGGATAGTTCTTTTGCATGTTTTTCCACTGGTCATTGTGATGGTATGGACACCCTATGCAGGATGACTTGCCCGGCATTGGATGTACTCCACTTTCCTTGTACCACCTTAAGCAGTCCGCCCTTGACATTTTCATTTCAATGAGTGGCCAACGTGATGTAAGCCAAGGCATTCTAGCTTTTTTCATACGCATTGCTTCATCTGTTGATATGCCAATCCATTGTTCCACTATCATGTCTTTTTTAACTCTGTGTCTAGGCTTTATTCCTAGAATTTCACGCATCTTTTTTTGAATGGGGATAACTTTGTAATCATGGGTGCACTGCCTGTACAGCATTCCAACCTTTCCACCGGGACGTGCCGCAAATAGTGGTGGATTTGGCACACGCCCAGCAAAAGATTTGCTTTCCTCATGCGACCCTTTCTCAGGGTTCGCTGCTTTTATAAGGTCTTCCCGAAGGTTTCCTCTCTCTACAGTAATGAGGGGGCAAATCGTTACAGCTTTTTTTAAATATTCCACATGCTCATAGACAAAGGATGGCTCCCATCCCGTATCGGCAAAGATCATGTAATCTGGTTTGTGTTTTGTTAGTCCTTCTTGCGCCATGAGTGCGAGACAGGAAGACTGAACCCCTGCGCCGAGCGATAACACGCGGATGGTGGGTTCTCTTTTCTTTCCTTCCTTGTCAAAGTATTCTGGCTCTTGCGTTGCCGCGACTGCCGCCATTGTGTTAAGCTGTCTGCGATTAGGCTTAAGCTTAGAAGACATTTCTTCCAAAAGTTTTCTTCTTTCATACTCCATCTGCTCCGGGTTTATAGCGAACCCTGGCTTGGCGGGGCTATTGGTATAGCCTTTTTTCTTACCTTGCTCTCTGTAACCTACTTTTCTATTCATTTTGCATGACCCCAACTTTGATCAATCTTATACTCCACTTTGGAAGGAACTTCAAGCTCTACGCAGGTCTCCATGATTTCCTTTATTTTTTCCCCTTCTTCTTTACTTTTGACGCTGCAATTCAGCTCATCATGAACCTGTATTAGGGGCACAGCCCCCAATTTCTCATATATATCAACCATTGCCTTCTTGGTCTGGTCCGCAGCGGATCCTTGAATCAATCTGTTAAGGGCCTTGTAAGTTCCAGCTCTCTTGACCGTAGTATATTCAGCTTGCGCCTGCTTCAATGGCAACGCTCGGTTAAATTCCCTGGTGAACCAAGATGGTTCATAGAGATCAAATCGGCATTTTCTTCCAAGAAGGGTTCTGATAGTTCCAACGGCACTTGCTCTATTCATCACATCTTCCAGCATTTCTTGCATGAAAGGAACCTTTATTCTAAATTCCTTTAAAATATTCTTTGCTTCCATTGGTGTAATGTCCAAATCAACTGCCATTTTCTTGTACCCCATTCCATACATTACCCCTAGACCTATAGTCTTTGCCAATTTTCTAGGAATGTCAGCCATGTCAGCTGTTTGCTGATGGAAATCAAGATCCTTTTCCCTGTAGGCTTCCTGTACCTCAACAGCTCCATCATTCTTGTTAAGAACAGCGAAGTGGGTTAAAAGCCTAGGTTCCTGCTGTGAATAATCAGCTGAAAGCCACTGTTCCCCCTCTTCAGGAATGAAAATCTTTCTTATTTCTATGCCCATTTCTCCCCTTATTGGTATCTGCTGTAAGTTGGGGCAGTACATGGAGAATCTTCCAGTAACAGTTCCCCCACTATCCCCCCTAATCTGATTTATATGTGCGTGTACTCTTCCGTTATGTATATATTTGGCTATACCATCTATGAATGTACCCTGTAACTTATTGAATACCCTCGCCTTGGTAATAAGACGTGGAAGCTCATGCTCGTGGGTTTCCAAGAATGTCTGGGTAAAACTGGGGGCCTTTGTCTTTTCCGTCATTGGATATTCCAGATTAAGGGAATCAAACGCCTTCGCGACTGACCTCGCTGACCACAAATCCACGTAGGATCCTGTCAAATCTTTCACTCTTTTTAAAATTTTTTTCTCCTTGTTTCTAAGCTTGCTCTTTAGAGCAAAGGCTTTTGTCATGTCAACTCTCACCCCTTTCTTGGTCATATTGAATATGACATTAATAAGGCGGCATTCTATATCATAGATACCCTGAAGAGAGTCCTTTTCTATTTCAATCTTTAATCTTTCATGCAGTTGCAAAGTCAGCCTTGCATCCGCTTCAGCATATTCTCCAACAAACTGTGCATTCATCTTGTACATCTCACTCTTAGGATCCAGTCCTAGCTCAGCTGCAGCTTTTTTAAGCGTGGCTTCATTCTTATATTCTCCTAGATATTGTGAAGCTATACTATTAAGGGCGTATGAAAATCTATTCTCATCAATAAGTGCTGCTGCAATCATTGTGTCATGTATATATCCTTTTACTTCTATTCCTAATCTCCACAGCCATCCAATGTCATACTGTGCATTATGAAACACTTTGTCTATTGAATCGTCTTCACATACAGATTTAATGTATTTTAGGACAGCTTTCTTGTCCATATTTCCACCACCATCGTGATCAATGGGATAGTAGGCACTAAATTGACCATCAGATATGGCAATACCTATGACCTTTCCTATTCCTCTCGGCCATCCTGGGCCCATTTTCTTCAGATCTATATCGCAAGTCTCCAAGTCCACAGCCACTACGGGTCTTTCCTTCATGGATGGAAATTCAGTAGGATGAACCCACTCTGATTTTACAGTGTTAGCAAAGATGAATTCATTTTGTTTCATTTTTTTCCTTGTTGAGTTTTTTGATATATTTTCTGGTCACTTCTCCCATTATCTCACCGCGAGATTTCTTGGGGATGTACCGATCTTCCAAGAGTAATTTAGCATAGTGGATAACTTTTTCCACGTCCTGTTTTCCCCCCTTGATACTGTGCCTGCTAATATACTTGACAATGTTTCCTTCATACCAACCAAGCTTATTCTTAACAATATAATGGCTTGGCTGTATTGCCATTCTTTTATAATGGTCTCCTCCTACTTGTTTCTTGTGGGCACTCATATTTTGAATCCCCCGTAATTTTGTGGTTCTATTATATGCAGTTGTTCTTTTGCGCGTGTCACCCCTACATAAAAGACTCTGTGCGTATCATCTGGATTAACTTCCATTTCTTCTCTGTTAGCACGGGAAAGATCCGTGAACAGCATAACATTATCACATTCTCCACCCTTGGCCATGTGGATGGTGCTTAAGTTAATGAGAGGATCAGAGGATAAAGTCTTGTTAACCTTTTCCAATGATCGTATGTACTCTATATTTCTATTTCCTATTTTCTCAAACACCACATCCCAAGGCGTGCCGGACGCGCACAATCCATGATGCATCGTTAATTCTTCAACACCATACATTTTATCTTCACTTAATGTATTTAAATTCTTATATCCCCTTTCAACACCAATCTTGGTTGGTAGGTAACTGTATATGTAAGATACCTCATCATGGGAAAGTTCCTCACCCTCGTTAAGTTTTTTCCATGCATCTATGGCTGACAGTATTTCTTTCTTGACTGGAAGCTTATTATTTTTCTTGTATGCCAATCCCTGTTGCCTTAGGTTTTCTTCAATCTCGTTCAACATGTATCCGCACGGAGCCAGGACAAGCCATTTTCCTATGCTTAAATCAATGGGATCAGGATATGCATGTAATTCAGCTACACCATGTACATTTCTTGGCAGCCATTCCTTATCCCTTCTATTGTCTATTCTTTTTACTATCGAGTCCGCAATTCTGTGAACAGCGCGAGGACATCTATAAGAGTGTTTAAGGATGGTTACATTCCCTTCCATATTTATAAAGTGTTCAATACTAGCGCCTGCCCACCTAAAGATGGCTTGGTCATCATCCCCGCTTATGTAAACTCTCTTGGCATTCTTCCATATTTTGGAGCACATTTTCCACTGTAAATTGGTTAGATCCTGTGCTTCATCAATGAACACTACTTCCAACTTTGGAGTAGGTCCTGTCTCTAACCACAGAGAAAGCATGTCAGTGAAATCATGCTTGTTATTACTGTGTTTATAATCCTCTAACGCCCTGTAAGCCATTAATAGCTCATACCAGTTAAAATTAAAATTATGTTTATTATAGAATTCTTCCAGTTCCATGCATTGATTTCTGCATTTATTTATTTCCCTTAATAGCTTATTGTCTGTTGTAATTATTCCTGTATCTTCCCAGTCCTGAGAGACAAATTCCAGGTCAACCCCGGATTCAGCTGAGAATGATTTGTAATCTTTTGGGTTCATTATTTCCGTTTTTGCCATTCCTAGTTGCCTTTTTCCAAACGCGTGCAATGTACAGAAGTATGGCAAGTCATCATCGGTCAAACTGAATTTTTCCTTGGCTCTGTCACGTGCTTCATTGGTGGCTCTGGTAGTAAAACTGAAGAATCCAATTTCATTTGAATCAGCAGTCTTCTCCTTTAGCTCCCGGTCCACTATCCGCAGAAGTTCCTCAGTTTTCCCCGTGCCGGGTGGGCCTAGTATGAT